TGTTTTAGTAAAAGCACCTGGGCCTAATGACTCTATTTGTAATTGTCTTAATGTTTCTATCATACTTCCTTCTTCTAATCCTAATCTATGTTTTCCAATACCAAAAGTTCCTGTTCCATCAAGTTGACTCTGTGCTATTTGTCTACCACCAATTCCTGCAAATCCAAATATTGGATCAGTAGTTCTAAACCCACCTGATAAAGTATTATCTGTATAAAGTCCTGCAACTGCTATATCCAATAACATTCTTGCTTCTTGCACTTTTTCAGATTCAAATTTTAAATCTTCACCTACTCTAAGTGTGCCTATACCTAAACTTTCTAACTGTTCTTTTTGTTTATCAGTTAAATCTCTTACACCTGATACATCTTTAAATGTCTCTCCATTAACAAATAAATGTGGTCTAGTTTTAATATCTCTTAAAATAGCACCTATCTTTGCCTGTTTCCTGAAAATATCTAATGATACTCCTGCTTTCTTTGCTCCTGCCATCTCTTTTTGTAAAGCGACTCTTTTCACATTGTCTTGTACTTGCTTCATTAACTCCTTTATTTTCATTGCTTGTTTTTCTTTTTCTAATTTTTCAAAAAATTTGATTTGTTCTTCTGGAGTAGAAACTATAGATGAAACAGTTTGTTTTAATAATTTATCTTGAGTTAATAATCCAATAAGAATATTAGGATCTGTTTCTGATTTATCTATTAATTGTTGAACAGAAGATATTTTAAAATTTAATTCTGCTTCATCTATACCAAATGGATCAATTACATTTCCTTCCTTTGCTTTTAATGATTTTAATGCTTCTAATTTTTGTTTATCATCTCGTAGACTTGTCTTTAATCCTTTTATATAATTAGTTCCAGTAGAAGCAACTCCAGGAAATATTTCTTCAAGTCCAGGGAAAAATCCACCTCCACCAATAAACTTTCCTTCTCCTGATATTGGTTCTATTAATTGTCCAAGTGTAGATGGTCTTAATCCACCTTGAATTTGCATCTTTATTGCCTTACGCATTTCCAATGTTTGTCTTTCTGATTCTGGAGTGATACCAATAATATCACCACGATGTAATGCTAAATCTCTACTTATACCTCCACCAAGAGCAGCAAATAATTCAGGTATAGATTCAGGTAAACGTAAATGACTTCCTTCTAATTCAGCATTAATATTAAATTGTCTAGCAAAATCACCAATCCTGTTTAAATCAGATTTTATATTATATATTGCTTGTTCATGTAACATCTTACCTGTTTCTGCTGCCTTTGTTGTAGAATCAAACGGATTAAGATTATCATATAAAGAATCTCGTCTAAATAAATTTCCACCTACATTAGTTATTATAGGTTGAGGAGGACTCTTTCCTATTATTTTAGGATTATATTGTGCTAATACTCCTGCTGATGCCATACGTATTAAATCTGTGGTCTTAAATTGTGAGAAAGTTGTGGATTGTATTGTATCTGCTGTAAATACACCATCTCCTTCAGTTTTTATTATATTGGAAGAACCTATCTCTCCAAAAGATTGTGGAAAGATGCCACCCTCTTGAGTGGCTACCCTAAAACTTGGTGGAGTTTTTAATATTTCTGCGTTAAATTCTTTTGTTTTAATTGTGGCATCTGTTGCTTTTGTAGTAACTGTTTCATATGCTTTACTAAGTTTCTCTAATCCTTTTCTTGATAATTCATAATTATCTGGTAATCTAAAAACTAAATCTAATTGATCTTCAAATGTACCATTTAATTTTGCTGCTGAAGTGTTTGTTTCTCCTAATACATTATTAACATCTCCTAATAATTTTTCCTGATCCTTCATAAATGGTAATATTGACACAACCATATCTCTAAATCCACCCCAGTTCTCGGTATATGCTTGTACTGCTAATGATATTCCTAATATTGCTGTTCCAAGTATAGGAATACCTACCATTAATAATCTATTAGTATTAATTACAGTTTTTGCAGTTGTATTATACACTACCATTGCTCCATTCATTGAAGTTATTGCAGGAATAGTCTTTGAAAACATTGTAGTTGATAATATTTTCTCATGAATTATCTGTTTTATGGTAGTTGCAACGTGTAATTGTTTCAATGTAGTAATTGTTTGAAGTGATGAAATCATAACGTTTGCTATGTTTGTTACGAAAAGTAATTGAATATCAAATAATGCACCTTCTTCAATTTTTAACTTATCTGTCTTTACTAAGAGATCTGCTCTTGCAGTCTTTAATTCATTGGTAAGTAATACTGCTTTTTGTGATCCACCTAATCCTTTTGCCTGTAATTCATTTAATCTTAACTGTTTATTGTTTAATAAATCAGTAGCCCTTGATACTCCAATTTGAGCCATAGCAAGTCTGTTTCCTGCCCTGTCTAAGTTGGAGAAGGAAGTAAATGTTTGAACTCCTGCTGTAGATAAGTTAAGCATACCTTGAGTTGCAGTTTGGAAATTTACTGCATTTGCTGCCATTGATTGACCTGTTCTGTTAGATGATGTTGCTAATCTATCCATAGATCCTGCTGCTTTAGTAGTTGAACCTGTTATTTGATTAGTTATCTGTACAACTTTTCTACCTTTAGTTACAAAATCTTTAATTTCTAATATAAATCTAAATACAGCATTGTTCCTACCAACCATGAATATAATCCATTAGAAATGCTATATAGAAGTAATTATCCTAAATGTACTCTTGTTTCTTTCTTAGTTTTTGCTAATGATCCTCTACGTCTCCTAAGAGATAATCTACGTTTTAATTGTCTCCTACCTGTTCCTGCCCTTACCAATGTGGATCTACCTGCAAATGATACTCCACCTCTAAATCCTGCTGAGGTTCTTCCTACTTGTTGTCTAGCCCTTCCTTTTCCACCTTTCAATTTAAGAAAGTATGGATGATTCTCTGCCAATGACTGTTCAAGTATTGCTATGACTTCTGAGTGTATAGTTTGTGCTACATTAAATAAAAATGGATTTGCCTGAGTTCCTGGGTGTCTTACTTCTGTTGTAAATATCTCCTGACCACCAATCTCAAATCTTAATACATCTCCTCTTACAGGTCTAATTATGTGAGGTTTAGTTCCTGATTCTAAATCTTCTACTTGACCAATAAGATCTGTTCCAACTTCTACATACCCTTTACCTTGTTTAGTGACTCTCCATGATTCTGATAATTCTCCTGAATCTACTGGAGTTACTTGTTTCAATAAAATTACTGTGGAATCCCCTACAAGTCTTAAAAATCTAGCCTGAATACGTTTACCTGCAAACTCAAAATCTGCAAATCCCTGTTTAATTTCTCTAAGACCTTCTACTATTATAGGCATTATCTAATTCTTCCTCTTGTTGCAATATAGATAGTATATTTTGTATTTCTAAGAGTTTATCCATACCTAATTTCTCTTTTAATTCAAAGACTTCTGTCCAAGATCCAAACCCACCTCTAACTAGAGATATAATTGGTACTAACTCTTTGAGTTCTGGGTAGTCTTTATATGATTGGATTCTTTCTTTTGGATCTCTTGATCGTACAAGCCTGACAGCTTGGCTTCTTCTACTGTTCCATAACTCGATAAAAAAGTGTATACCTCTGCCATTAATATCCTAAATTTTGGTTGAGATATATTTGTATCTTCTATCTCTTCTAATGATTTACCTAATCCTACTTTACATACTTTATCAAACCAATTTGTTTCAAATTCAATCTCTGTTTTAGTTCCAGATTTTCCTTGTTCTGCTAAATCTTCTGCTTCTACCATTTTTGTTTTAAACCATTTTAAATCCTTCATAGGAACATCTTCTATGACAGGAATTTCTAAATCATTAATAATCCAAATCTTTTTATCTACGTTTAAAAATGGCATATAATTGATTTATATTATTACTATTTAAACTTATAGGTTTGTTACACTTTCTGCTCTACAAGTAATACTTTCAATGAGTGCATCTGCTGATCCTGCTGCGTGAGTGTATGAGTAGTCTGTTATGATACTGTTAGCATATGTTAAGGTTATTGGGCCAGTAGAGTTAAATTTATAACTTGCTGCTCTTGCTGTTTTACCTTCATAGTCAGTATAGAGTGTGGTTTCATTACTTGCTGTTCCTGCAAAGACATCTGAAGTAAATGTTATTCCTCTGTCAGTTGCTTTAGTATATGTAATATCTGTTTCACCATTAACTGCCATTACTGCCATATTTCTAGTTACTGTTGTAGAGAATGATCTTTCTCCATATCCTACACTATTCCAAGTGAATGGACTTCCTCCACCATCACTATGTACGATTGGTGATGATGATGTTTCTGTACTTGTATAAACTGGAGTTCCACCATCGCCAGTTGATGTTGCTGGTATTGTAATGTCTTTTGCGATA